AACCAGAGAGCTGAAAAAGGGGGAGGCCCCATGACCTATCGTACCGTGGTATCCGCAGTAGTTCGGGCGCTCGCTGCCGAAACCATCAACTCCGCCGGCGGCTGCGACTTCGAGCCCAAGGTGCAGTGCGCCAAACAGAAGGGGGAGATCGTCGGAAAGGAGGCTGCGTTCCTCACCGACTGCTGGGTGTTCGGTCGGCTGCATAAATCGCTGTCGGCGGCGCACTGGCGCGCTCTGGTCGCGAAGTACTCCACGCACGACGAGCGCAAGCACGGGGCAATCCTTGAGCTGATCAAGACCGCGCAGTCCCCGGCGCCGCAACGGTTCCGAGAATGCGCGGTGCTGACGTGGGCAATTCCTCAGGTGGCCGGTGCTGACGGAAAGCGTTCGGCCGCGGTGCTACCGGCCGCTTGGTACAACATCGACAATTGGGACAACGATGGAAAGCCGGAATCGACTCGGTACCGGTGGCGCTCGAACATCCGCAAATCCCTCGACGACCAGGTGAACGAGGCCCTGACGGCCGCTCAGGAGATGCTTGATTCAGAAGGTTTAATCGAAAGTTGCGCGGCGTAGCAAATAGCCATTGCATTGAGTGAGAGAATGAGAGAATATTCCCCCATCCTGTCGATCTTGCGCGTTAGGGATTGATACTCAGCCTGGCTATTCAGCCGGGCTTTTTTGTGGGCGCGGAGGGCGATATGCTCGCCCCTCATCAATCGCTCACTTAGGGACGTCTATGAAGCGTAATTTTGAGGCGGCAAGGCAAATACTTTTGGCCGTCCAGAGAGAGGCATGCACAGAAGGTGTCGACAAGCTTCACCTTGAGGGCATAGTGACTCAACAGCAAGGCGTGAACGCCGATGATTATTTTTACAACTTCAAGCTTCTAGTCAACGATGGTTATCTGTTGCCTGATCACGGAACGGTCCAGCTGACCTGGTCCGGCCATGATTTATTGGACAGCATGAGCGCAGGCTAGATCCAGCATCGCTCGAATGAAGCCCGCCATGCGCGGGCTTTTTTTATAGCTTGAATCCACCGCAGCTAGGGCGGCCTCACGGAAGGCCTGGACACTGATAAGCCGGTAAGTGCAGTGACACGGGACAACACCGGCACCCCGGGCACCCTGACCTCACATGCTTGCAGGGTGGCGCGAGACTGGAACAGCGAGATCGATGCAGCTGGGCGTCGACGCAGAGAAGGTCTTCGGCAGACAGTGGGAAAGACTGCGCACCTATTCAGGGCCTCAAAAATCCTTCTTCTTGAAGGTTTCGGGGTCTGCCTGATCATTATTTATCGTCAGCAGCCCATGCGAAACCGAGTACGTCGTGGAGGCATCGCCTTCGGAGTATCGATTCCTCCAGCGGCCCCACTCATTTGTGTCGTCCATGAAAGCTGCCCAGACCACGCGATCTTCACTTACTTGGCAGCGGTATTTGAAGGAGTCGCCGTCATCGCGCCGATAGGAGATTTCCGGATTCGGTTCGGCGGTCTTCGTCTTCATCGTTTTTGTAGGCCGGCCCATCTCAACTGAAATTGCGGCCTTGCAGATGTCAGCGCTCGTGAAATCGCTTGCGTACGAAGTGGTCGCGAGACCGAAAGCTGACAGCAACACCAGCGATATTCTTATTTTCATGCCCTATTCCTTGGATTGTTGAGGAGGGGATTCTACACGGCCCTCGGCCGAAATCTCATGCCCCAAGGAGTCGAGCGCATGGAGTATTTACATCGCCTGCTCGACAAGATCGATTGGGTAATAGCAGGCCTCATTGGGGCTGTTGTCGCAAGTTGGTGGCACAAGGACGACCTGACTGATTGGCGGGCATGGGCAATATTCCTCATCACCGGCGTGTCGTGCGCTCTCTACCTCACGGGCATGGTTAGCGCCTATTTGGGTGTGACCGAGCCGAGCATCGTCGCCGGCGTAGGTTTTCTGCTCGGCACGTTCGGCGGCTCCCTTCTGGCTGCGATCAACCGAGCCATCAAAGCCGCTGACCTCTGGGCGCTGATTCGCCAGCGGTTCGGCGGAGGTAATCCACCATGAACTTCGAACTGATCAACTCCATCGCTTGCGGGCTGATTGCCTTTTGGGCGACCTGGTGCGTATTGAGTGGGAAGGTAAGAGACGGAATCCTTGGCAAGCTGATCTATTCCGCGATCGCCATAAGCGGGTTCGTCGTCATGACTCGCAACCAGAACATCTTCTTCGACCCGACGTCTGCCGGTGTGACACTCCATGTCGCTCTCGCGCTTGCCGGTCTGCGGCACATCTTCATGGTCATCTGGTGGCTTCGAGTAAAGGCATGGGTTTGCCGCACGATGAATTGCGAGCACTGCATGGACTGCGAAAGACCGCAAGGCGCTAAGAAGGGAGAGGCGTCGGGGAGAGATCTACCGTGAGCACTCTCCTTCGGATAATCCCTATTTGGGTGTGGATCGCCCTGGCAGCGGCGACCTCAATCGGCTACTTGGCTCTGCGCCTTGATAGCGTGAAGGACGATCGAGCAGCCATTACGGTAGAGCGCGACAACGCCGCCGCACGCGTTGCCTCGCTGACCACTACGTTGCGCCTACAGCGCGAACTCACTGAAGACATCAACCGAGTCTCTGACGATGCGAAAGCTAAGACCGAATACGTTACGGCTGCCATTGCTATTGCTGATGGCCGGGCTCACAGCCTGCAGCAGCAAATCACCGACCTCATTGCCAAGCGAAAGTCCTGTGCTGCCGAGGTTGCCAGCGGAGGCAAGGCAAGAGCCGACCTTACCGTACTGCTTGCCGACTTGCGTCGAATGGCTGACGAAACAGCGGGAAGGCTGGCAGAAGCGCTTGACCGAGGTCGAATAGCGGGCTTCGCCTGTGAGGCTGCTTACGGTGCGCTATCGAGAAACAGGTAGTCCGCATCACAGTGATTACGGCCTACCGACTACCTGCTAACGGTTTGCCTGATGCTTCGCATACCAGGAATGGCATTCAGTCTCGAGGTCTTCGCTTAATTGCCGCAGCTGGTCGTGACTGATGAGGCCTGCAAGAATCAGCGAATGGTTATAACCGGATGCCCCATTTTTCATTTTCAAAAGCTGCGTTTCGTTCTGGGCTTCAGCCAGATGTATGTAGTTAGCCTGCGCCTTGGCGATTGCGGTGAGAGCGTCAAACGGCATTGGTGGCTCGATATCAGGTATGAGAAGTAATGGTGCCGCTTACGAGATTCTTCCGCCAGTAATTACCGACTGAGTCCTGCGATCAGTACGCGACACTTTTCGCGAATCAGCAAATTGTGCCGCGACCTCTAGAATCATGGCTCGTTTTTTTTAACAAGGCGAAGATTAGGTTTCGCGTAGCGATTTATTGGTTGGTGACTCGCAATTTCCGCCGATACCTCCTTGAGCGTCTGAGTAGCATTTGCCAGCTCCAGCAGGGCTGTCAGGAGGTCTAAATCCGAGTCCGTTGATTCGATTTTGATTTTGTCGAAACGTTTTTGGAGCAATAAATACTCGCTTGAAAGGCGTTCAAAATCGCTCATAAGCACCTCCATGGCACTAGTTTTCCCAAAGTTTGGCTCAAATTTGACAGGTCAGTTTTAACACTGACGACATCTCTATCGAGAACATACAACGATTCAGTTGAGCACAAATATGATTCGATGTGTGGGTTGTGCTTGCCGATTCGATTCAAGAAAGAAGGCTGGGTCGCTCATCACTCGAAATCTGTCGCTACGTTGGAGAATGTGAATGAGCAACGTAACCCGTCTGCGCCACGCGCTACCGATGAGCCCTGAGCTCAATAAGGTAGTAACCGAACTGGATATCGCGATCGCCAAGGCAATCGACGCAGCCAAAGCCGCCGGTTTGCCTCAAGGCCTGGTGGTGGCGATCCTCCACGGACAGGCTCACGCCCAGACGCACGAAATGGTGAAGGCATGAGCGCAGACATTCACGACATCGCCGACCAGCGCCCGCACCTGATGGTTGCGGCCAGTGATGGTGCGCACGTCATCCCGCATGCCCTGATCCGATCAGTCATCGCCGGTGACAAGCCATCCGCCATCCTGAGTGAGCCGGTAGTGCAGCGGATCATTGAAGAGTGGTTCGAGCAGATAACCCAATAAGGATAAGTCATGGACAGGCCAATCCCTCCAGCATCGCTGCTTGAGCTGTCCGAGCTTTCGTTTGGTATCAGGCTCACTCCTGCGCCCGAGGTGTGGGAGTGGCTCCAAGCCGAGATTCTTGCCGACACCGGCAGCATCCACAACGAAGACCACGCCCATCTGATCGACGCTGATATCCGTGTGATGTGGGCGTCGTCGAGTTTCGCCAAGCAGGGCCGTACCGTCCTAGGCCAGGCCGAGCAAGTAGCGTTCCGCGCTGGCGGTTGGCAGAAAGCCCGGATGGAACAGCAGATGCGAGATTGGTTCGGCGATGTGCCGGCCTACATCATCACCCTCGCCGCCGACCACTGCGCCCAGTGCTCCGACGCTGACTTCTGTGCACTGGTTGAGCATGAGCTCTATCACATCGCTCAGGCCAAAGATCAGTACGGCGCGCTCAAGTTCACACAGGAAGGATTGCCCAAGCTTGAGATGCGCGGACACGACGTCGAAGAGTTCATCGGTGTTGTCCGGCGCTATGGGGCGAGCCCTGACGTTCAAACGTTGGTGGATGCTGCAAACAGTCCTGCTGAGGTGGGGAAATTGAATATATCGAGGGCCTGCGGAACCTGTCTGCTCAGATCGGCCTGACCCCTGACAGACCTAAGACGGAATTTACCCTATGGCAGCCCTGAACAATGAGGTGAAAGGCTTCATGGTTCAGGCCTTGGCGTGCTTTGACACACCGTCCCAGGTTGCAGCGGCTGTCCGAGAGGAATTCGGCATTGAGGTGACCCGCCAGCAGTGCGAGGCCCAAGACCCGACCAAGCGCGCCGGGCGAGATCTGGCAAAGAAATGGGTGACCCTGTTCCACGATACCCGCAAGCGGTTCCGCGAAGAGACAGCTGACATCCCGATCGCCAACCGTGCCTTCCGCCTCCGCGCTATGAACCGCTTTGTGGAGAAGGCCGAGACGATGAAGAACATCGGCTTGGCCATGCAGATTCTCGAACAGGCCGCGAAAGAGAGCGGCGACATGTACATGAACCGGCACCGGAAAGACGAACCGGGCGATGAGCCGGCAATCCCGACCCGCATCCAGGTCGATGTAGTGGATGCGAGGAAGCCGAATGCCGAGCCTTAATGTTCCGCAGGCTCAGTTCCTTACGCTACCGCACAAATTCCGCGCATTCGTTGCAGGATTCGGCTCAGGCAAGACCTGGGTCGGATGTTCAGCGCTGTGCAAGCACTTTATGGAGTGGCCCGGCGTCAACGCGGGTTACTTCGCACCGACTTACCCGCAGATCCGGGACATCTTCTACCCAACGGTGGAGGAGGTAGCCTTTGACTGGGGACTGAAGACCAAGATCAACCAGGCGAATCACGAAGTTCACATCTACAGCGGCCGGCAGTATCGCGGCACTGTGATTTGTCGGTCGATGGAGAAGCCGCAAACGATCGTCGGTTTCAAGATCGGTCACGCCCTGGTAGATGAGCTGGATGTGCTGACGTCGATCAAGGCGCAGCAAGCCTGGCGCAAGATCATCGCCCGGATGCGTTACAACTTGCCAGGGCTAAAGAACGGGGTGGACGTAACCACGACGCCGGAAGGCTTCAAGTTCGTCTTCCTGCAATTCGTGAAGCAGCTCCGCGACAAACCGAAGCTGAACGAGATGTATGGTCTGGTGCAGGCGAGCACGTTCGACAACGAGCTGAACCTGCCGAGCGACTACATCGAATCGCTGATGGAGTCGTATCCGCCGCAGCTGATCCTCGCTTACCTGAACGGCCAGTTCGTCAACCTGACGTCCGGCTCGATCTACCACACATACGACCGCAAGCTGAATCAGTGCTTCGACACTGTGCAGCCCGGTGAGCCGCTGTTCATCGGCATGGACTTCAACGTCGGCAAGATGGCGGCGGTGACCCACGTCAAACGCGAGGGATTGCCCAGGGCTGTCGATGAGCTGATGGATGGCTACGACACGCCCGACATGATCCGTCGCATCAAGGAGCGCTACTGGGAGCACACCGGCAACGACTACAAGAAGACCTGCGAGATCCGGATCTACCCGGACGCCTCCGGCGATTCTCGCAAGTCGGTCAATGCCAGCGTCACCGATATCGCCATGCTCAAGCAGGCTGGTTTCACGGTTATCGCGCCGGCGGCCAATCCTCCGGTCAAGGACCGGATCAACGCCATGAACGCCATGTTCTGCAACGCGCAGGGCGAGCGGCGTTACCTGGTGAACCCGTTTACATGCCCGACATACGCCGACGGCCTCGAACAGCAGATATGGGCGCCCAATGGCGAGCCAGACAAGAGCCAGGGCAACGACCACGCCAACGACGGCGGCGGTTACTTCATTCACCGCGAGTACCCGATTATCAAGCCGGTCACCGCAATCAAAATGGGATTCGCCCGATGAGCAACGACGTCTCCTTCAAGCGGGCGGACTACATCGACGTGCTGGATCGATGGGCAACCGTGCGTGATGTTTGCGCCGGCCAGCACCGCGTGGTCGATCGACTGCCGTACATCAATGCTCACGATAAGTCGCCGGAGAATAAAGATCGCAACAAGGCGTATCGCGAGCGGGCCGTATTCAAGAATGCGACTGGTCACACTCGCAATGGCCTGCTCGGTCTGGCGTTCCACAAAGACCCGACGCTGACCACGCCCAAGAAGCTGGAGTACTTGCAGGACAACGCAAACGGATCGGGAGTGAGCATTTACCAGCATTCCCAAGGGACGCTGGAAAAGGTGCTTGAGGCTGGTCGCCACGGTCTTTATGTCGACTACCACCAGGATGAAGGCACTGGCGGGCACTCAGTGATCCTCTCGTACTGCGCCGAAGACATTATCAACTGGCGCACCGGCATGGTGAACGGTCACAACGTGCTGACCTTGGTCGTGCTGCGAGAGATGCTTGAGGTTGAGGACGGATTCGGCTTTAAGGTTGTCGAGCAGTACCGAGAGCTTGCGCTTGAGACTGAAGGGTTTGTCTGTCGAGTCTGGCGCCGGTCTGGCCCAAGAGGTGGCGGGCCGCTGGAGGTCACCGAAACATTCACTCCGGAGGGCGTTACCGGCAGGCTGAAAGAGATCCCGTTCACGTTCGTCGGGGCGCAGAACAACGATCCGACTATTGATGAGTCGCCGCTGTACGACATTGCGATGATCAACCTGGGCCATTACCGGAACAGTGCTGACTATGAAGACAGCGTCTTCTGGTGTGGCCAAGCTCAGCCGTGGATTTCTGGACTGGATGAGCAGTGGCGCGATTGGATGGAAAAGAACGGCGTTTACGTGGGCTCACGCGCGCCGATGATGCTTCCCGCCGGCGGCCAGTTTGGTTACGCGCAGCCGCTGCCCAACACGCTGGTCAAGGAGGCGATGGCCGACAAGAACCAGATGATGATCGAGTTGGGTGCTCGCATGGTGGTTGCTTCGCTGGCCACCAAGACCGCGACGGAGTCGCGCGGCGATCAGTCAGCATCGACATCGGTGCTCGCCGGCTGCGTGGCCAACGTCAGTGAGGCGTACACCCGAGCGATCATGTGGTGCGGTCAGTACATGGGAATCTCCGACAAGGTCGCTTATCAGATCAATCAAGAGTTCGTTGAGCTGACTGCCGATCCGCAGATGATCACAGCCTTGCTTGGCTTGTGGCAGAACGGCGGCTTCGCAAAAGCGGACCTGCGTGCCTATCTGCGAAAACTGGGCCTGATCGCGCCGGAGCGCACTGACAAGCAGATTGACGGCGACCTGGCGGAGCAGGGCGACGGTCTGGGCCTGGATGACGAGGACAAATTAGATGGCGGCAAACCAAGCAATTCTTGATGCCACGATCCGGCACGCGGTCTTCCTCGAAAAGCTGAAGGCGGGGGAGGTGGGCAAGTTCGCTCCATTCCTCAAGGAGATTGATCGCTCAATTCGCGACCGGTTAACCCAGTCGGACCTGACCAAGTACGACGTCAAGCGCCTAGAAGCGTTACTGAAGGAGGTCGACAGCCTGTTACTGGGCATCTTCGACCGCTACAGCGTGCAGCTGAACCTCGACCTGATCGACATTGCCAACTACGAAGCTGAGTTTGAGGCAACGAGCCTGGCCCGGTCTGCACCAGCCGGCGTGTCGTTTGATGTGGCTGCTCCGACTGTGACTGCGATTAGGGCGGCGGTGCTGACGAATCCACTCAGCGTGCGCGGCATCGGCGGCGGCAAGCTGCTGAAGTCGTTTATCAAAGGTTGGACCAACGCCGAGCGCGAACGAGTTACCGGCACCATCCGGCAAGGTTTTTTCGAAGGGCAAACGAACTTCCAGGTCATCCGCAGCATTCGTGGCACCAAGGCGGCGGGGTACAAAGATGGCGTCCTTGCTACGACCAACCGCAACGCCAGTACCGTTGTGCACACCGCGATTCAACATGTGGCCTCCCAGGCGCGCATGGAGGTAGCCAAGGCCAACACGGATATCGTTTCCGAAGTTGAAATGGTGGCCACGCTCGACAGCAAGACCAGCCAGCAATGTCGCTCGATGGATAAGCGGCGCTTCCCGGTTAACTCCGGCCCCCGGCCCCCGTTTCACCCGAATTGCCGCACCACGTTTGTTCTACTGACGAAGCTCAGCGTGATGTTCGCCAAGGGCGCTACGCGGGCTTCGGTGGGGCCCGATGGCGCAGGCCAGGTTAGCGCGAGCCTCGACTATTACCACTGGCTAAAGCAGCAGCCGGCATCGTTCCAGGACGTGGCAATTGGTCCAGTTCGGGCAAAGTTATTTCGCGAAGGCGGGCTGAGCGTTCAGCGCTTTGCCGATCTACAGCTCGATCGCAATTTTGCTCCGCTGACATTGACGCAGATGAAATTGTTAGAGCCTATGGCATTTAATAAAGCTAAAACTTAGTGCAATGCTTTGATTTATAAACGTTTAAAAAAGATTGAATTGCCTGGTTCCGCTTGAAACCATAGATGATCGACTCTAGGGGTGATTGCTATGACTTTCAGGACCATCAAGCTCCAGACCAATGCTTCTCGCGACTACATTTTGCTGTCGGACATTTTCGATTGGTTTGAGCCAGAGATAGTAGGGGGAACGAATAAAAAGGAGCCTGCAGCTCGAAATGCCTACGTTATCTACGGAGATATCGAGACTGTTGAAGACTTCATCCTGTCTGACAAAAGAATCTTTCAGCAGAGAAAGGTTCGGTTTGTGAGTGCCTTTTTGGACAAGTACGATCTTAAAGAAGGCGATTCTGTAAAAGTTGAACGGCTTGCACCATTTACCTACCGATTCATGCCTGGTTAAGCCAGGTACTTAAAAGCAACCCGCTTCGGCGGGTTTTTTTGTGCCTGCGAAGCGGGCGAGTCTCACCTAAGGGGTGCATCAGCGTGGCAGAAGAAAACGAAATCGACCTGGAAAACCCGGCAATCAAGGCCGCTATCGCGACTGCCGTTGAAGCAAACGTTTCGGGCTTGAAAACCAAGAACACGGAGCTGCTCGGCAAGTTGAAAGAAACCTCCGGCAAACTGACCCAGTTCGAGACCCAGTTTGAAGGTATCGACATCGACGCCGTCAAAGGTCTGCTGAGTCGGGCCGGCCAAGACGAAGAAACTAAGCTGCTGACAGAGGGCAAGGTCGACGAAGTCTTCAACCGCCGCACCGAACGCCTGCGCGGTGACTACGACAAGCAGTTGAAGGCCATCAGCGAGCGTGCCGAAAAGGCTGAATCCTTCGCGGCTAAGTTTCAGGGCAAAGTCCTGGGCGACTCGGTGCGCGGTGCAGCCCTGAAGGCCGGCGCGCTGCCGGAAGCAACCGACGACATTATCCTACGTGCCAAAGGCGTGTTCACCCTCAACGAAGATGGCGATGCAGTCGCCGTTGATGAATCCGGCCAGGTCATCCTTGGTAAAGACGGCAAGACCCCTTTGACTCCGCTCGAATGGGCGGAATCTCTGCGCGAAAGCGCACCTCATCTGTGGCCAAGGGCTTCAGGGACATTTGCCCCGGGCGGGGGTGGCGGCAAGGCTGCATTCAAGCGCTCCGAAATGACCTCCGAGCAGAAGCGCGACTTTCAGCGCAAGCACGGCCAAACCGCATATCTCGCATTGCCCAAGTAAGGGGATTTACCTATGGCTACAACCGTTAACAGCGACCTGATCATCTACAACGATGAGGCGCAAACTGCATACCTGGAGCGTGTCCAGGACAACCTAGATGTGTTCAACGCATCGTCCAACGGCGCGATGGTGCTGGACAACGAGCTGATCGAAGGCGACTTTCGCAAGCGCGCCCTCTACAAACTGAACGGCTCTTTGGAACATCGCGACGTCAACTCTGACGGCAAAGTGACGGCCAAGAAGATCAGCGCTGGCGAAGCTGTCGGCGTCAAAGCTCCCTGGAAGTACGGCCCGTACCAGACCACTGAAGAGGCGTTCAAGCGCCGCGGTCGTCCGGTCGAAGAGTTCTCCCAGATCGTCGGTGCCGACGTTGCTGACGCGACTCTGGAAGGCTTCATCCAGTACGCAACTGCTGGTCTGCGCGCCGCTATTGGCTCCAACGCTGACATGGTGGTTTCGGCCAACATCGAAACCGACGGTAAGAAGACGCTGACCCGCGGCATGCGCAAGTTTGGCGACAAATTTGGCCGTATTGCGCTGTGGGTCATGCACTCCAGCGCCTACTTCGACATCGTCGACGAAGCCATTACCAACAAGATCTACGAAGAAGCTGGCGTCGTCATCTACGGCGGCCTGCCGGGAACCCTTGGCAAGCCTGTACTGGTGACCGACACTGCGCCTTCGGACGTGATCTTCGGCTTGCTGCCGAACGCTGTAACCATCACCGAGTCGCAGGCCCCAGGCTTCCGTTCCTACGAAGTGAACGATGAAGAGAACCTGAGCATCGGCTACCGCGCTGAAGGCACCGTGAACATCGATGTGCTGGGCTACAGCTGGAAAGCCACCACTGGCGGTTCCAACCCAACCCTGGCTGCGGTCGGTTCTGCTGCTAACTGGGTTAAACACGCGGGCAGCAACAAGGTCACCGCCGGCGTGATGATCCAATTGACCGCAACGCCTCCCGCCTCCGGCGGCTAAGCCTCAAACTCAATGCGCGGTCAGCGATGGCCGCCTCGGAGAAATACATGGAACTGACTTACAGCAACCAGCTCGACGGCTTCGATCCGGAGAAGCGTTACCGCAATCCGGAACACTTCGATAAGCCCGAAGCTGGTGTGACCCGGGTATCGGTGATTGGCGACTGGCCGAGCGTGGTGGATGCGTATGAAGCGGCCGGCATCGACGTGTCTGTGAAGGAGGCCAAGCGAGTGCAGGTTGTGGGCGCAGCAGACCAAGCCGAATTGGTAAAAGTCATCACGGCTTTGCGTGCTGAACATGGATCGATTCAGATCCTGATTGACGGCCTGGAAGCAGGCGAGATTCGTCGTCCCGAGAATGGTGGTCTGGCGCTGCGATTGTTTGAGGTACTCGGCACCATTCATTCTTCGGTTGGAGAGCTGACCGCTGAGCGTGACGGCCTACGCGGTGAGATCGAAGCGCTGAAGAAGGCTCCCCTTGTGCCGCCGGCTGACGAGGCGGGTGAAATCGCGGCGCTGAAAGCAAAACTCGATGAAGCCAAGGTGCAATACCGGGCCAACGCGTCGAAAGAATCCTTGGAAAAGCTCGTAGCTGAGCTGACCAAGGATTAATACTGCTGGCTGTCCGTGATCCGGCGGCCAATCCACAAACCATTCCAGCGAGTTGACGCATGACACTCATCATCGAGGATGGCACGGGCAAACCTGACGCTGAAAGCTACGCGAGCGCCGAGGATTTGGCCGTGTATGCCGTGAAATTCGGTACGGTGATCCCCGCGGGTGTTCCCGAGCAGGAAGCGCTGCTACGCCGTGCCGCCTTGGCAATGGATGGCATGACCTGGAAGGGGCGCAAGACGATCAGCGAACAGGCATTGTCCTGGCCGCGCCGGGAAGTGCTGCTGGATCACGAGATCAAGCCGAACAACTACCTGCCGGCGCGAATCCAGTATGGGCAGATGGCTCTGGCCGCCGAGATTCATCAGGACGACATCGATCCCATCGACAAGCGCAAAGGCGCGATCACCCGCGAGCGCGTCGAGGGTGCAGTTGATCGCGAATACGCGACTATTTCCAACACCGGCGGCCGTCTGTTGCCGGCGGCACCGGGTCGGCCAAGTGCTACGCAATTTGCGGACTATTTATTGAAGCGTGGCCTGTTTGCTGTAAGGGTATAAAAGAATACTGGCCATGATACAAAAATATCTTGATTGGGTTTTTTTTTGGTGTATATCGTGGCGCCTCACGAAAGGAGCTGTGCCATGCTACCCAATCCGAAAAGCAGTAATTTCCGTTCAGCACTGCGAAATGCTCGAAAAGATGCGGGGCTCACTCTGACTGAACTCGCTGAAGCCGCAGGAATTTCTAAAGTAATGCCAGGTCGGTACGAACGTGGCGAATCTCAACCAACGATGTATACCTGGCAGGAACTTAACAAGGCGCTGTTTGAGGTAGATGACGAAGAAGTTGAGGCGGAAGCCAAGAAGCAAGATGTCGGTGAGTCTCTATCAGAGTCGACGCTTGAGCAGATCCTTGAGGAGCTAAAAAGTCGAGGTTTTGGGACAGTGACTTTGTCCTACAGCTAACCAACTAGCCCAGCCATCGTGCTGGGCTTTTCAAATCCGGAGCCACCATGGCCTTCTACGACGAAATGGCCGCGATGGCTTTGGAGATGATCACAGAGTTTGGCCAACCCGTAATTGTCAGCAAGACGGTACCGGGCGAGTACGACCCGGAAAAGGGTGGGGAAGCACCAGGCGCCACTGTTGAGCAAATCGCCCGGGGCATCCTGCTCGACTTCACCGGTATCGAATTCCAGAACAACAGCCTTATCAGGCAGGGCGACAAGAAGCTGAAGATCGCCGCGCAGGGCTTGGCCTGGGTGCCGGGCTTACTGGACAAGGTGGTCGCTGGAGGCCGAACTTGGGACATCGTCCCGCCGCTTAAAGAGGTAAACCCCGCCGGCACGCCGATCCTCTACGAATTACAGGTGCGGTCATGAGTCGGGCGGGCGCCGGCCAGTCCGGCAGCTTCGCCCTGAGCCTTGCCGAGTTCGCGAATCAGGCGACGGAGGCGATCGACGCCAGTCTGCGCGAGATCATCGTTGAAGTCGGCAGCAGCGTTATCCGCATGTCGCCCGTGGGAAACCCGGAAATTTGGGCTCAGAACTCCGTCGCGAGTCAGTACAACCAGGCTGTGGACGATCACAACAGTGGACTGCGCAGCGATCCTGACAACATGACGAAAGCGGGCCGACTCAAGGCCGGGCGAAAGTTGCATGACGGCATGGATATCGTCGCTCCTGATGGGTACGTCGGGGGCCGGTTCCGCGGAAACTGGATGTTCAGTCTTGGCGCTCCGGACAGCACAACGACCGAAGAGGTGGATCCGAGTGGCGCCAAATCGACGGCGCGGATCGTTGCCGGTGCTATCGAATTCAAGGCAGGCGATACCTGCTACATCACCAACAGTCTCGGCTACGCCATTCCGCTGGAGTTTGGTCACTCGACCCAAGCACCCGGCGGCATGGTCCGGATAACCGTGGCCCGCTTTCAGCAGATCGTGTTGGAGGCCATCAGGAACAACCAGGTATGAGTCACGCAATCATCGCCTCGATCTACGAGGCGAAGCTAATCGCCTGGAACGCTGCCAGGCCGGAGAAGTTGAAGATCGTCTTCGAGAACACGGCCTACACGCCGGCGGCAGGCGAGACCTACCTGCGGGCTTTCACGATCCCAGGCGACACTGCGAGCAACACGCTCGGCGGTGACCACCGACTGTTCACCGGTGTATTCCAAGTGAGCATCATCGCGCCGGCTGGCACCGGAAAGACCAAAACGAACCCGATAGCAGCCGAACTGACCGACCTCTTCCCGCTGTATGTGCGCGACACAAAGAACGGCTTCGTCGTCACGCCCATGACACCTGTCGATCAGGGTCCCGGTATCACCGGCGACTCCACCTACACCGTGCCGCTGTCGTTCTCGTACCGGTCCGACACCACACCATAACCCGCCCGTTGGGCAAATCCTGAACCCGCCAAGTGCGGGTTTTGTCATTTCTGCATAGAGGAAAACCCATGTCGATCTACTTCCCCAACGGGGCCACACTGGCGATCTCGTCCGGCTTTGCTGCCGCCAAGGTGGTCTCCGCCATCAGCAACGCTAATCCGGGCGTGGCCACGGCCCTGGCAAACGGTTTCGCCAACGGTGACATCCTGCTGGTTACTTCTGGCTGGGAGGATATCAACGAGCGCGCCGTACGCGTGTCCAACGCTGCGGCCGGTGCCTTCTCGCTGGAAGGCATCGATACCTCCAACGTCGCGTTCTTCCCGGACGGTATCAGCGCTGGCACTGCCAAGAAGGTGACAGGCTGGGTTGCGGTGAACCAGGTGATCGGTAACTCGATGTCAGGCGGTGAGCAACAATACTGGACGTACGGACCGATGGAGTCTCGCCGCGACAAGCAGATCCCCACCACTAAGAGCGCGCAGGCTTTTTCGTTCCAACTCGCCGACGACGACAGCTTGGCCTGGTACGACGAACTGGACAAGGCTGATCGTGAGAAGGAAGTGCGGATTCTGCGCATGTCTCTGCCGAACGGTAAGACTATCTACTACGCCGGCTATCCATCGTTCAACAAAACGCCATCTCTGGTGCGCAACGAGGGGGCAGCTGTGACGTTCGGCTTCACCATCAACGCCGAGATTACGGCGTACCGCGCGCCGGTGGCTGCTGGCGGGGGTAGCTGATCATGGCGACGTTCAAGATCGCGCAAGGCGCAACCTTCAAGGCTGACGTGGAAATTCCACGCGTCGGCGGTGCGTTCATCAAGGTGCCGTTTGAGTTCAAGTATCGGAACCGCAACGAGTTGGCAACGTTGTTTGCTGGATGGCAGCAACGGGCAAAGGACGATCAGGAGGCCTTCAAGGCCAAAGCTGACGAACTAACCCTGGTGGATATCACTGATGCCGATATCGAGCGGCAGGTCGACCAGGTCCAGGCTCTGGTCGAAGGCTGGGGGTTTGACGACAAGCTTAGCCCTGAGTCAATCCGGGCGCTGGTGGAAACTTCGGCCGGTGCCGGTGAGGCCATTGTCGCAGCCTACCAGGCAGCCTACGTGCCGGCACGCACGGGAAACTGATACGCGTCGCACGCGCCCTGTATGAGCCGCCGCCGAGTGCTGAGCAGTTGGCTGCATTCGGCCTTGACGCCTCGGACATGGAGGAGGCGTTTGAGGTGTGGCCCTGTGTCTGGCCGTCTTTCCGCTTATTCGACGGCCTCTCAACTCAGTGGCGCACCGGTGCGTGCGGCGCGACCGGAATTGATTACACCGCAATCACCAGCGTTGCCGAGCTCATCGGCATGAAGAAAAAACAACTCAGAGAGAGCTTCCCCGACCTTCGAATAATGGAGGCCGAGGCGTTGCTCGTTATGTCTGAGCAATCGAAATAATGGAGCACTCATGTCTACGATCGCTGAGCTTGGCATTGCGGTAAATTCAGGCGAAGCGGTCAAGGCCACCTCCGACCTAGAGAATCTCGCACAGGCTGGCGCTAAAGCCGAGAAAGCGGCCGATGGCGTGGCCGCTGGCTTCGACAAGGCCGCGACCGCGTCCACTGGACTGGCCACTGCCGAAGGCAAGCTTTCCGAATCCACCGAAGACGCGATGAAACGCCTCACGGCCATGGCCAAGGCATCGCTTGATTCGAGCGAGTATTACCAGACCCTCACGACCAGCGTGAACACCAACTCGGCGGCGCTGGAGAATTCCAGTTCCTCGGTAAACAGTTTGGCTGCGCTTCAGCGGAGATTGCAGGCTGAATCGGATGCGCTGGTTGGCACCACCGATCGGCAGGCTGAAGCTGCGAAGAAGGCAGCAGCAGCGACCGGCGTTCAGGCCGAAGGGCTTCAGGCCCTGCTGGTCAAGATCAATCCGGCCGTTGCCGCGCTCGACAAACTCGATCAGCAGCAGGCCGAACTCCAGAAATACAAGGCCGCCGGCCTGATCGATGCGGAGACCTTTCGCGACTACTCCACTCGCATCGATGCATCCCGGCAGAAGCTGGGCGACTTCGATGAGGGGCTTCGCAAAACCGGCGTTTCCTCGGCGCAGACCCAGGCAGCGCTGCGTCAACTGCCGGCCCAGTTCACTGACATCTTCACCAGCCTTGCGGGCGGGCAAAGCCCGCTGATGGTGTTGATCCAGCAGGGTGGACAGATCAAGGATTCGTTCGGCGGTGTCGGCGCAACCTTCGATGCCCTCAAGGATAAATTCCGCTCGCTGTTCTCTGGCGGCGCTGGCGCGGCAGTGCTCGGCGAATCCCTCGCGGGTATCGCCGCCAACTCAAAGAACGTGGCCGACAGCGCTGGCGAGGCGGGCGAGAGCCTGTCCAGCCTAGCTGAAAGCTCCAACACGGCGGCCGAAGCTGCTGAGAATGCGAAAAAAGCATACGGCGCTCTCCCTCCAAGCGTTACCGGGGCATCGGCAAGCGTAGTCGGCATGGCTGCCGCAGTACTTACGGCAGCCGCTGCGATAGGCGTTCTGATCTACGGCTACAGCCAGGGCAGCCAAGAAGCAGATGAGTACAATAAGGCTCTGATACTGACCGGCAATTACGCTGGGACTTCGGCTGATCAGTTAGCCAGTTTGGCCCAGCAGGTCAGCGCTACTAACGGAACTACAGGCGAGGCAGCCGAGTCGTTGGCCAAGTTGGCGGCGAGCGGCGTAATTGCGGGTGGCAGCTTCAAGGAGATTGCTGAAGCAGCAGCGGCCATGGAAGACGCCACCGGCAAGTCGGTTGACGCAACCATCGCCGAGTTCGTCAAGATCGCCAAGGACCCGGTCGGGGCGGCGAAAGAGCTGAATGACCAATATCACTTCCTGACTGCCTCGGTTTACTCGCAAATCACCGCACTCAAGGAGCAGGGCGACACGATCGGTGCCACCCAACTCCTAACCGACACATATGCCGAAACCGTTAAATCCCGTTCGGCAGAGATCACCGCCAACCTGGGCGCTGTAGAGCGAGCCTGGAAAGGAATCAAAGAAACGGCGGCGGGAGCGCTGGACGGGATACTGAATGTCGGCAGACGCGACATCGAGTCTGAAATATCCGACGCAGAGGCAGGGCTTGCTCGGGCTCAGAAAGGCGACGTTGGCCTGTTTCAGAACAAGCAGGAGATGATCGATTTTTATGATAACAAGCTGAACATGTTGCGTGATGAGAAAACAGCTAAAGCTGACATCGCGAAATATGACTCAGACCAAAATGTTGCCGAACAAAAATCTATCCGGGCGATGGAGAATGTTGACCGTCTCAACAAATCCGCTGCCACCAACGCCGAGAAAAGGAAGAAGGACCGGGAAGATTACCTTCGGTGGATCGACGAGATTCGCGTGACAGCGCCGAACGATCCGCGCCTTGACCAGGCGCTGATCAACAAAAGCCTCGCCAACATCGATGCCAAGTACAAAGATCCAAAAGCGAACGCCGGCGCGGTGGACCTGACGGCCTACAACGCCGCGCAAAATGCGCTTAAGGAGCTGCAGGCCGAGTACGCGAACACCCAGAAGCAACTGGATGCCGCGCAGAAGGCCGGGCTGATCTCACAGCAGGAATACCTGCTTAAGCGTGAGGCCATGATCGGCAACGAGCGGGAAGAGGTCACCTCAGCTTATGAGGCGGAGATATCAGCGCTCGAAGCCGCGAAAGGCAAGGCGACCACCACTGGCGAGCAGCGTATTCAGCTCGACCAGAAGATCGCTGACGCGCGGGCCGACATGGTCAAAGCACAGAAGGCTGCCGACAGCGAGCTGGAAGTGCTGGCCACGAACGAGCAGGGCAGGCTGAAGAAACAGGAACTTGCCGTCCAGACCTACACCAGCGCACTCCAGCAACAAGTCGACACGCTGCGCCAGCAAGGGCAGCGCGCCGCTTTGGGCTTGGGGCAGGGCGATCGCCAGCGCGGGCTGACGGATCAGCAGAACGCCATCGACGACCGGGTCAACTCGCAAAAGCTCGACCTGGCCAACCAGTACGGCGACGGCTCGCGTGGCATGAGCCTCGACGAGTACACCAAGAAGCTGGCGGCGCTGAAAGTCACGCAGCAGGATCTGCACGACACAGTGCAATCCAACTACGACGAGATGACCGCCGCCCAGGGTGACTGGAGCGCTGGCGCATCGTCTGCATGGCAGAACTACCTGGATTCGGCGCGCGACGTTGCTGGGCAGACGAAAAGTCTGTTCACCAACGCCTTCACCTCGATGGAGGATGCGATCGTCAACTTCGCCATGACCGGGAAGCTGTCGTTTGCTGACTTCACCAAGTCGATTTTGGCCGACATGGCGCGCATCGCAACTCGGCGGGCCAGCTCAGCATTGCTGAGCAGTCTGGTCGGCGCGGGCGCCAGTTACTTCGGCGGAGCGGGCGCAGCGGCATCAGCGGGTTCTACTCAGGCCGGTTATAGCGGCGACCTTTCCGGCTTCACACCGGGCAGCATTCAGGCCAACGGCGGGGCATGGGGGGCGGGTGTTCAGCTGTTCGCGAACGGCGCCGCCTTCTCCAACAGCGTGGTCAGCAAGCCGACAGCCTTCGGGATGTCAGGTGGGCAGACTGGCGTGATGGGCGAGGCTGGGCCGGAGGCGATCATGCCGCTGACCCGCACTGCCGGCGGTCAACTTGGCGTGCGCGCGCTGGGCGGCAGCTCGGGCAGCGGTACCGTCATCACCGTTCAGGTCAACGTCGCAAGTGACGGCTCTACCAGTTCCACCACTGACGATCCTGCCTACCAGCAGTTCGGCAAGGACCTGGCCGACTTCGTTGATCAGCGTTACCAGAAGCTGGTGAGCGTGGACCTGCGGCAAGGCGGGAAAATCAACAGGGCCATCAAGGGGTGATCCATGGCAATTGAGCGATTCACCTGGCAAATCGAAAAGGGGGCGACTGGCGACATCAAACAGCGCACCCGATCCAAGCATTTCGGCGACGGTTACGAACAGTCGGTCTCGGACGGCATCAACAACAAGATGCAGTCCTGGCCCATCAGCCACACCGGGAGTGCGGCGCGGATCAAGGAAATTATCGCCTTCCTCGATCGCCACAAGGGCGCGAAAGCTTTTCTGTGGATGCCGCCCCTTGGTGAGCTCGGCTTTTACAAGTGTCCCAACGGCTACCAGCCATCACACAAAGGCGGATCGGTTTACACGCTGAACGCCACCTTCGAACAAACCTTTCACCCCTGAGGTAATGCCACATGGCTTTGATAACGGACATCCAGAAACTGGAGCCCGGCGGGGAAGTGCGGCTGTTTGAAATCGACGGAACGGAATACGGAGCGGACGTTCTGCGCTTCCATGCTCACGCGATTCCGCACACCCCTGAAGAGTTGCTCGCTTATGAGCACTCTCCTGACGATCTGCCAGCGAAGTCGATCTGGTGGCAGGGCAATGAATACGCAGCCTGGCCGGTGCAGCTTGAAGGCATCGCCGCCGACAGCAGCGGCAGCGCAAGTCGGCCGACTTTCATGGCCGGCAACGTCAACGGGCGAATCACCGCGTTGTGCCTAGCCTTCGACGACCTGCTGAAGTTTCAGCTGACCGTACGCGAGACGCTGGCACAGTACCTGGATGCAGTGAACTTCCCTGAAGGCAATCCGACCGCCGACCCTACGCAGGAGGCGCTGGAAATATGGTTCATCGACCAGAAAACCGGCGAGGACGGGGAGGTCGTGCAGTGGGAGCTGTCTTCCCCGGGCGAAATCGACAACCACGGCCTGCCAAGTCGCCAGATGACGACGTTCTGCCACTGGGCCATGACCGGTGGTTACCGCGGTCCGAACTGCAGCTATACGGGCGGCGCGATGTTCGATGACGACGACAACCCTACGGATGACCCTAGTAAAGACGAGTGCAAGGGCGGGCTAAAGTCCTGCAAGTTGCGTTTCGGCCAGAACAACGAACTTCCCCATGGCGGATTCCCTGCCGTCTCCTTGATTGCACGGAGCTGACCATGCGCAAGCACATCCTGAGCGCGATGAAGGCGCACGCCGCCGCCCAGTATCCGAAAGAAGCCTGCGGGCTGGTGCTGGCGATCGGGCGCAAGCAAAAGTACTTCCCGTGCCGGAACATTGCGACCGAGCCAACCGAAGAATTTCGAATTGATCCCGAGGATTATGCCGCTGCGGAAGATGCTGGTGGGGTAATAGGGGTTTTTCACACGCATCCGGACGCCACCAGTCGGCCGTCCCCGCATGACTTGGCCATGTGTGAGGCCACGGCGTTGCCCTGGCACATCCTGAGTTGGCCGGAGGGAGATTTGCGCAGCATCACTCCAGCCGGCAGCACACCACTGCTAAATCGACCGTTCGTGCATGGCGCCTGGGATTGCTGGCAGGTCTGCGCGGACTGGTACAAACGCGAATGGGGGCTGGAGTTCGCAGCCTTCAAGCGCGCCGATGGCTGGTGGGAGAGCGCTGAGGCGGAAAGCCTGTACGAATCGAACTATGAGGCCGCCGGCTTCGTGAAAGTGGACCGGCCACAGCGCGGCGACATGATCGTCATGACGGTCGGCCGCACGGCGCACCCGAACCACGCCGGGATTTATCTGGGCACTGAGCCAGTATTGCCTGGCGAAGAATCCAACACCTTCGGCCCTGGGCCTTTCCTGCTCCACCACCTGTACGGACGCCCGAGCGAGATCATCGTCTTTGGTGGTCCGTGGCTCGACCGAACACGCCTGATCCTCAGGCACAAAGATGCACAACCAACCACGTGATGCGGCGTTGCCGCAGGAGAAAAACTATGCAGAGTGTAATTGAGTCAGCAGCTAAAACCGCCAGTGGCGAACCGGTCTGGCGGCTAACAAAGGGTTAGTTGCCTTTGTTTTCAAGCATCTTTTCGATGTAGGAAACGTCTTTCAGAATGACCTCAAGCGGCCATTCGTAGGCGTCTCTTGCTTCACCGCTTTCGCATCCACCTGCAGGCACCTCTTTGAAAAACTGTGCTGCGCGTTGCAGCGCTTCTTCATTGAACCCTGGTGTCTGTTTCAATGCATGGGTCAGCGACAAAAGCGCCATTAGGACGCCTTGTTCAAAAGGTTTTACTTCGTATGCCACATTGACCTCCAGGTCATAAACGCGCCGATATCGGCGCAATCCCAGTCCTTGGGCTTGCAGGCAAAGGACTGGGGTTATCCGTTGCGTGAAGGCAGGAGGCTACTACTCGGCGGGGCTATCGCGTTACTGGGGATTCGTACAGCAGCAACCGGTGATACAGTCAGCGCTTTTAGGATGAGGAATAATCATGAGGATTACCATTTTTGCCGCTGCTGCCTTTCTGGCGCTGGTCCTTTCAGGTTGTGCCGGAACAGATTTTTCGTATGACGAAGCTAGGAAGGTGAAGGTCGGAATGACTGAGGATCAGGTCACCCAAATCATGGGGCCGCCTTACTCAGTTGTCTCCCGATCTGATGGGCAAATGTGGGTTTGGAGTCATGCGAACGGAATGACGGGGGCAAGCCGCGTGATTTCTTTCAGAATGGTAGACGGGAAAGTTGTCGAAGTGCCGACCATTCCGGCGAGCTTTAAATAGGAGTGAACTGCATGAAATTTATCGTAGGGGCGTTGGCGCTAGCGTTGCTTTGCGGCTGTACCGATAGCGGGCCGATTAAGGTTGGGCCAGATACCTACACTATTTCGACACGCGTCCCCTTCGGCGGTCCGGCATCTGCAAAAGGCCAAGCCCTTAAAGAGGCGACCACTTTTTGCGAATCCCAAGGCAGGGAAATACTCCTCGACCACATGCAGGCGAGCGAGTGTGCTTTGCACGGCGGCTGTGGAGAGGCCGAGATCTATTTCTTCTGCCTGGCTAAAGGTGACCCGCAACTTAAACGTCAGAAATACAGGCCTGATCCAACCCAGCAGACTGAGATCGATCAGCGCTAAAGCTGCTTGGCGAATAACACGGCTGCTATAGTCGCTGGCTTTCAGGGCGAGGATGAGTCATGCGGATTTTGATAGGGGCAGTGGCGTTGATGCTGTTGGCGGGGTGCGCCTCAACTGCAATTTCGGTGAGGGATGCGAAGCCGGTCCCCTCTGACGAGATTTACGCATTCCAGTCCAAACCCTCAGGCGAAAGCGGGAAAATCACGGTGGTTCGTGACTCCGGTACTGTCGGTTCTGGTTGCGATATCGTCGTGTACTTGGATGGCCGCAAGGCCGCAAAAATCGGCACCGGCCAGCGCGCCACCTTCTACTTTCCTCCTGGATCGCCAAATCTAGGTGCAGGTTTGGCGGGTTCCGGGCTATGTGCGGGGGCTGCAATCCGTACGATCTCTGCGAACGTCCAGCCCGGAAAGGAAAGCCTGTACAGAATCAGCGGGGATATGGCGGGGTTCTATATTGGCCCCTACGTCGACTACAACTGATATCAACTTTCAAATGGCCGCCTCCGGGCGGTTTTTTATTGTCTGGAGAAAAATGATGGGTTCTGCCGTGATCAATTACCAGCCGTTGACGACCATTCGGCTGTACGGGCAGCTTCGGCAGTTCGGCCGTTCTTTCCGGCTGTCGGTGCGGACACCCGCAGAAGCAATCAAAGCGCTGTGTGTACAGATCCCGGGTTTTGAGCGGTTCCTATCAAATGCTAAGTCCCGCGGGCTCGAGTTCGCTGTGTTTCGCGGGAAGACCAACATCGGTGAAGCGGAACTCGGGTACGGCGGCGAGGGCGATATCCGCATTGCCCCGGTCATAGTCGGCAGAAAGCGTGGCGGTATTTTGCAAACCATAGTCGGCGCAATCCTGATCGTTGTGGGGGTGATTTTTGCTGCCACGCCATTTGGTACGCCATTGATTGGGGCGGGTATTGGTTTGGTTGCTGGCGGAGTTATACAGATGCTCAGCCCGCAGGCTGGCGGCCTCAAAACGAGCGCCGCCCCCGAGAACACCCCCGGCTACGCCTTCGGCAGCGCCAAGAACACCACGGCATCCGGCAATCCAACACCTCTCTGCATCGGCAAGCGCCGGTGGGGTGGCGCGATTATCAGTGCCGAGATTTATGCCGAAGACCAGATGTAGCCAAGCCAACGAACACCACAGCCGCCCAAGAGGCGGTTTTTTATTGCCTGGAGAAAAGCATGGGCGCAGCACAGCAGCTTGATATTTACGGCGCCAAGGGCGGATCGGACAAGCCGAAAAGCCCAACCGAGGCGCCCGACAGTCTGCGCTCGGTGGCGATGGCCAAGATCCTAATTGCTATCGGCGAAGGGGAGTTCGCGGGCAATCCTAGTGCTCAGGACATTTACCTCGACAATACGCCGCTGCAAGATCCCCAGGGCAACATGAACTTCCCGAACGTAAAGTGGGAATTCCGTACCGGCTCCGTCGAGCAAGGCTATATCCAGGGCATCCCGTCGGTAGCGAACGAAACTTCCTTGGGCATTGAGCTGCGCAGCGGCACGCCCTGGGTACGAGCGATCAGCAACATTGAGCTGTCGGCCGTGCGCCTACGGTTCGCCTGGCCCGCCCTGCAATCGGTCGACGCCAGTGGCAACGTGAATGGCTACCAGATTGAGTACAAGGTCGAACTGTCCACGGACGGTGGCGCCTATCAGCAGGTGCTCAGTGAAGCCGTGGACGGCAAGACCACCAGCACCTACGAGCGCACCCGTCGCATCGACCTGCCTGTAGCGACCAGTGGCTGGCTGATGCGAGTCATCCGAATCACAGCCAACCAGAACAACAACAAAATTGCCGACACCATGCAGATCGCCGGCTTCACTGAGGTGATCGACGCGAAGTTGCGTTACCCGAACACCGCATTGCTCTACATCGAGTTTTCGGCCGAGCAGTTCCGGAGTATCCCTGCGGTGACGGTCGATTGTCGTGCCCGCAAATGGCAAGTGCCGAGCAACTACAACCCGGACAGCCGATCTTACACGGGCATCTGGGACGGCACATTCAAGCAGGCATGGACTGATAACCCCGCCTGGATTACATACGGCATCACCGTCAACGATCGTTTTGGGCTCGGTCGCCGCATTAAGCCTTGGCAGGTCGATAAATGGGAGCTCTATCGGATCGCCCAGTACTGCGATCAGCTTGTGCCAGACGGCAAGGGCAGCCAGGAGCCGCGCTTCATTTGCAACCTGAACCTGCAAGCAAAGGCAGACGCATGGTCGCTGCTGCGCGATATCTCGGCGATTTACCGAGGCATGACCTACTGGGCCCAAGGCCAGGTCTTCACGCTGTCGGATATGCCGCGGGCTACCGACTTCGACTTCGCCTACACCCGGGCGAACGTCATCGACGGCAAGTTCACCTACTCAAGTGCATCGGAGCGCACCCGCTACAGCCGCGCTCTGATCAGCTACGACAATCCAGCGAACAACTACGACACCGACGTCACGGCGGTAACCGATGCCAAGCTTCAGCGGCGCTATGGCGACAACCCGCTGGAGATCAGTGCAATCGGCTGCACCCGAGAGTCTGAGGCCCAGCGCCGCGGCAAGTGGGCGCTCCTCACCAACTCCAAGGACCGCGTAGTCACCTTTCAGGTCGGTCTTGACGGCCGTATTCCGCTGCCGGGCTACGTCATTCCCATCGCTGACGAACTATTGGCGGGACGGCCAATTGGCGGTCGCATTACTGCGGTGAATGGCCGAGCTATCACGCTCGACCGAGACACCCAGGCAAAGATCGGCGACCGGCTGATCCTGAACCTGTCGAATGGCAAGTGCGAAGGCCGCACCGTTCAATCGGTAGCGGGCAGGGTGGTGACTGTCACGGTCGCGTATTCGGCCGCGCCAGAGCCTGAACTTGTTTGGGCGCTGGATGCCGACGACCTGGCTGTGCCGCTGTATCGAGTGACCAGTGTTTCCCGTCCGGAGCCCGGTGTGTTCGAAATCTCGGCGGTCCAGTACGACCCGTCCAAGTTCGCGCACATCGACACCGGCGCGCGTCTGGAAGAACGCCCGATCAGCGTTATTCCCATCACCGTCGTCCCGGCGCCGGCCAGCGTCACCGTTTCATCGGCTTCAGTCGTGTCCCAGGGCATTGCCGTCGCAACGATGACCATCACCTGGCCAGCGGTTCCCGGTGCGGTCGGCTATGACGTCGAATGGCGCAAGGACAGCGGCAACTGGATCAAAGTGCAGCGGGTTGGCACCACCAGCGTCGACGTGGTTGGGATTTACGCCGGGGCTTACCTAGCACGCGTCCGCGCGGTGAGCGCTTTCGACATCTCGTCGGTATGGCGCAACTCGATGCTGACCAATCTGAAAGGGAAGGAGGGGCTGCCGCCGGCGGTTTCCTTCCTGACCGCGACTCCGCTGCTTTTCGGCATCTACCTCAAGTGGGGTTTCCCCGCCGGCGCCGAGGACACGCAGCGTACTGAAATCTGGTACGGGCCAACTCCGAGCCTAGAGGCAGCCACAAAGCTCACCGACCTGTCGTACCCGCAAAGCGATTACGTGCTGCAGGGACTTCGCGCTGGCGTGACGTTCTTTTTCTGGGCGCGCTTGGTGGACCGCATCGGCAATGTCGGACCGTGGCATCCGGTTGGCCTCGGCGTTATGGGGCAGTCCAGTTCCGATGGCGGAGATGTTCTGGAGTTGATCGTGGGGCAGATCTCCGAGACTCATCTTGGCCAGCATCTAAAGGACCGTATTGATCTAATCGACGGTGCATCTACGTTGCCAGGTTCCGTGAATGCTCGCATTAGCACAGTTGCTGGAACGATCGGGGATGTTTCAGCGGCAATTACTCAGGAGGCGAACAAACGCATTGAAGGCGACTCCGCACTGGGACAGCGCATCGATACTGTTTCGGCAACGGTCAGCGGTGCCGCTTCCGCCGTGCAAACTGAAGTTACTGCGCGCGCTCAGGGCGATACCGCCCTGGGCTCTCGCATAGATTCGGTAGTGGCCACAACGGGCGTTAACTCTGCCGCAATTCTTGCGGAGGCAAACGCCAGAGTCGATGCGGATGGTCTGCTGGCCACCCAGATCAGCGGGGTTTACGCACAAGTAAATCCTTCACTTGCTGGCGACTCTCAGGGGATGGCCGGCTCCGACCAGGTTTACGTCGGCGTTTGGTCCGAGCAGTCGGCGCGAATCGAAGACGGCGTAGCTCTGGGGCAGCGAATCGATGTCGTCAGCGCGTCCGTTGGCGCTAACGCCGCCGCCATTCAAACGGAGACTCTTGCCCGGTCATCTGCCGACAGTGCGCTGGCAAGCCAAATCACAACAGTGCAGGCCGTGGCCAACGGGGCGTCAGCGGCCGTTCAGACGGTGTCCCAGGCTCAGGCTTCCACGGACGGGAAGCTCACCACCATGTGGGCTGTGAAAATGCAGCTCAACGCGCAAGGCCTTTACGTGGCTGCGGGTATTGGCCTCGGGATAGAAAATACAGCGGCCGGTTTGCAAAGCCAGTTTCTAGTCAGTGCTGATCGTTTCGCTGTGGTCAACGAGCTTGATGGCACTCCCTCCGTTCCTTTTGCGATTCAGAACGGCCAAGCGTTTCTGCGATCAGCTTTCATTCTTGATGGAACCATTACCAACGCCAAGATCGGCAACTACATCAGCTCAGTCAATTATGTGGCTGGACAGCAGGGTTGGATTTTGAACAAGGATGGCTCATTGGAAATCAATGGCGTTGTTCCGGGGCAGGGCCGCCTCGTAATTAATGCTCTGAATGTCTCGGTCTACGACGTCAACAACGTATTGCGAGTTCGTCTCGGTTATTTGGGGTAATTAATGGCTACTTATGGGATGCGGATATGGGGCGAAAATGGAGCGCTACAGCTGGATGAGAACTCCTTTACGATTCGTCTTGTATTGTCGGTTCTGGTTACATTCGGTTCGACTAAAAGTATTCAGGATTTTGCAGTGCCGGGGTGTAACCCATCTAACTCTACTGCATTTGTCCTACCCAACTCCCCAGTCACAGACCGCCAGCGACAGTTTGAAACAGAGATGCTTGATGGTTTTGCCAGAGTATATAATTACACTCGCACGTTTGAGGCGAGCTCAGTAGCAACTGGGACAATGAGGCTGATTGTAGTGAGGTTCAAATGAGCGGATATGGATTGAGTTTTACGAATAACGATAACGTAGTTATTTTGGATTCGGAATATGCCCGGCTCTGCAAAATTTATAGCGGACGCTACAGTCCTAATTATGGTCCCGGTAATTTCCAGTCGGTCGTCACCTTTCCCGCCCCCATAACCAGCGCAGAGCAGCCACTGGTATTCCTGCGACCAGATACTGTCAATGGCCTTGTAAAGCTGGGCACTGTAGCTACCGTATTGGGCGGTCCTGGTAACTGGACTGGGTTTCTAACTGGCATGTACGACCAAGTTGGGTTTTATCCAAATGGGCGTTACATCGTGGCGTCATTTGGCGCTCAGCCAGTTGCAAGCTATGGACTAAGGTTGTTTTCGGCAGCTGGAGCGCCAATATTCGATTCTGGAACGCCAAACGTTTTGTTCACGCGAGCCTTTCAAAATTGGACGTATGTCACAAGCAGTCGCCTTCCTCAGGGTGAATATGTGAACTACTACACCGTTCCATTTAATTTTCCTGAGGATGAATACTTGCTTGGTAATACCTTTGTGATGCGCATGAATAACGCTGACAATCTTGGGAGGTCCCTGCATACATGGTGGGATTTTAAGAATGGCGTACTGTATGCCGTGACTATCGGACTGTCTAACCCGTTCGCGTTATTTCTGCCCGCTGTTTTCGCCAAACTTGCTGTTTGATGTAACCATGCCTGCCCCAGCTGCTTATTTCATTTCGATCATTTAGGAACTGATATGCCAAAGCAATCGATCAACCTCGGCACAGCGCCAACTGGCGTCGGCGGTGATACGCCGCGAAGTGCGTTTACGAAAGCCAATGCGAACTTTGACGAGTTATATGCCCGTGATGCTGCCCTGGGAACCGCGGCAAACAGAAATGTTGGAGTCGGTGCTAACGATGTGATGGCGGTGGGAGCGTTCGGCCTGGGGCTGGACTCCCTTCCGGTCCTTCCTACCATGGACACCTATAAAACGGGGTTTGGCACCATTGCTCCATCCACGCAGCACCACGGCCTGGCTGGTGTCGACTACGGGACGATGTTGACGCTCGGATATTCACCGCCAGATTACATGGCGTCTCAACTGTTCTTCGGTCAGTCCCCCGCAAACCTCATTGGATTCAGATCGGGTTCGTTTGCGAATGCCCCGTTTCTGATCATCTACCACACCGGCAACACCACCCGCGCCGCTGACGGCACATTGAAGGCGATCTGACCATGGCAAGAGCAGCTATCAACGTCCTGGGGTCAACCGGCGCTACTTACGACTTCGTCACTCAGGGCGATACGCCGGTGACGTCTTCCAGAGTCTCGAAAGGGGTTTACAAAGTTGAGGGGAGTTTGGGCATGGTGCCATTTCCCCCAGTTGATGACGGCTGGGGCTATACCGTCAACCAAGTAGATAGCCGCGCTGATGTGGAGACCGAATTTGCCGCTGGCATGCTGACTGTCACCGCTACGAAGGATGGCCAGCCCTATGACCTGAAGCACATGATCACGCTGCACATTCTCGTGCCCGATCGCGCGCCATCTGACATGCCGGTCTCGCAGGGATCTGACGAAGACCCACCTTCCAACGACTGACAAGCGCGCCCAATAACCACCCGCCATCGAGCGGGATTTTTTTTGCCTGGAGAAAACCGATGGCTGTTTCCGAAAAAGACCGAGACATCCTTGCCCGCACATTGTGGGGCGAGGCGCGCGGCGAAAGCCTGGCTGGCCAGATCGCCGTCGCCTGGACAATCCGCAACCGCGTCAATGATGGCAGGACCAAATCGTGGTGGAGGGAGGGCTACGTCGGCGTGTGTCAGGCGCCTTACCAGTTCAGCTGCTGGAACAAGAACGACTCGAACTTCACATACCTGTCAGGCGCGAAGACGATCCCGTTCCGCGAACTGGCCCAGGCGCGCATCGCCGCTGACCAGGTGATCGATGGCGAGGTGTCGGATCCCACCAGCGGCGCCACGCACTATTACGCGATCGCCATGAAGAAGGCGCCTGGCTGGGCGGCGAAGGCCACGCAGACGCTGAAGCTGGGTGGGCACGTCTTCTTCAAGAACGTGCCGTAACCCAGCCTGATGCTGGCCTTCAGCTATTCTTGTCGGTGATCCGGGCCTGATTCATCATCTGCACTCATCAAAATGATAAGTCGTCATGGACAAGCAGCTAGCCGGTCTATCTTTCCTATTAACCTTGGGCTGGGTAACGACCGTTGTTCTTGTGATGTATTGGATGTCGTAGTGAAGGTGAAGGTGAAGGTGATGGATGATGTGGTGCTAGATGCGAAGATGAGGCGGGAGGCGGATCGTCTACTCGCACAGATTGCCCGTGCCGATTCGATGATCATTGCCGTGAAAGCGGGCGCCCGGGCTGAGGGTTTTGTTCTAGGAATGGAGACCGTTGGAGCAATGAGAGCTGGTGACGCGGAACGGTTGTACGTCATTTTTGAAAAAGCGTTGGAAGCCCGCCTCATGGTATTGGCACCAATTTAGAGCGCCCGTAGTGGTCGGAGAAATCAACACTCCAAGCTCGTTCCGCCTCACTAACGAGACCCACCTGAGCGAAGCGTGTGCACCCGCTTATCAGATATCTCATGCAAAAAATTGACCGCGAGCCGTTCTGACAGTTAACTGTATATTCGTACAGTATCGGAAGTCGTGCGTCATGAGCTTTTTAAATCTCGGCCCAATTGCCCAAGGCGGCCTTAAGTTGCCGCTATGCCTATTCCAAGTACCAGCTGGATTTCCCTCTCCCGCAGCAGACCATATCGAAGCTCAAATATCGCTGGATGAGGTAATGAACATCCGCGCGCCGCATGTTTATCTGGTGTCAATAACTGGGGAGAGCATGCAGGGCGCCGGAATCTTTGAGGGTGATTTGGCGATAGTAGATCGG